CCGCCGAGCAGGCGCAGGAGGCGTGCCTGCGTCAGCCGATGCTCCGCGATGTGACCTACGACCGCCTTGAACCGCAGATCACCGACGACCTCATCGAATGTTGCGCCTCGTACCTTCGCGACGACGTGACCGAGCGCGAGGTCTTCGAGTTCCTCGCTGATGCTTGGGGGCCGCTCGGTGTTTCCCCCCGCGAGCTTGAGTTCGCCGTGTATCACTTCCTGCTGTGGTGTGAGGAGTCGCGGGAGGTCAAGGCGTGACGACCTACACGAACTCGGCGCTGGCCTGCGCGCGCGAATGCCTGCGGAAGTATCGGCTGCGCTACGACCTTCGCCTAGAACTCGACCGCGACGAGGATCACGAAGCCCTGACTGTCGGCACCGCTTGGCACTTGGCCCTTGAGTTCCAAGGCGACCCGTCGCGGTTCGACCGCGTGCGCGAGGCTGCGCCCTCCGAGCTGTGGGCCGAGAAGCTCGTTACCCTCGCCGTGGCCTACGATTGGTAGTGGGGTGATGCGTTGGAGATGGTCGCCGCTGAGGTCGAGTTCCAGACCGATCTCGACGGCATCCCTCTGCGCGGCAAGATCGACGGCGTGGTCAGGATGACTGACGGGCGCGTCGGCATCATTGAGCACAAGACGACGAGCGCTGATCTTTCCGGCGACTATTGGCAGCGCCTCCGGTTGGATACCCAGGTCGGCATCTATTCCCTGGCCTGCCGAGGTCTTGACCTTTTCCCCTCCGGCGCTCCGGACTTCATCGTCTACGATGTCGTCCGCAAGCCGACGATCCGACCGAAGGCGATCCCGAAGGCCGAGATGTCGCGGCTCTTCGAGGCTGCCGAGTCGAAGGGCGTCATCACCTACGAGGGCCATGATGTCGGCATGACCGCCGAGGAGGTTGAGGCCCTCGACGGTCGCGAGTCGCCGCAGCTCTACGGTTTGCGCCTGCTCGCCGACATCACCGAGCAGCCCGAGAAGTACTTCGGACGCCGCGAGGTCCATCGCACGACGGACGACTACGATCACCTCCTCAACGACATCGCCGCCCAGGTCGAGATCCTGCGGGCGCTCGAGGGCCGACCGACCTCGGCCTATCCTCGCAACCCCGACGCCTGCAACCGCTACAGCACCTGCGATTTCTGGTCGCTTTGCTCGGCGAATCAGCAGCCGAACGGGCACGACCTCCCCGACGGCTACCGCCGTCGCGACACCGCGCACGCCGAGCTGACTGGCAGCTCGGCGAAGTAACCTCAACCCCATGCACATCGAATCGCATGACCAAGTCTGCACCTCCCCCGCCGAAACCTGCGCCTTCGGGGCGCTCGGCCTCGGCTGATAAGGCGTCGCCTCGGGCGACCGTGCCCGACGCCCAAGCGCTCTCCATCACGACCGGCGTGGCCTCCGCCGCGCAGCGCATCGTGATCTACGGCACCGGCGGCATCGGCAAGTCCACGCTTGCCGCCTACCTGCCCGGCGCTCTCTTCATCGACCTCGAGCAAGGCTCTCACCACCTTCCGGTTGCACGCGACGCAACGACGACGACCTGGTCTGCGCTTCGCGGCAAGCTCGCCGCGATCGCTTCGTCGCCGCCGAAGGGCGTGCAATCCATCGTGATCGACACCGCGACCGTCGCCGAAGAGCTCGCCAAGGAGCACGTCATCGCGACCCGCACTACCGAGAAGGGCCAGCGAGTCGAGTCGATCGAAGGCTTCGGCTGGGGCAAGGGTTGGCAGTTCGTCTATGAGGAGTTCACCGGACTCCTCGCCGACCTTGACCGGCTCGTCGCCCTTGGCTTGAACGTCTGCCTCCTCGCGCACGAGGTCGATACCCCCGTTCCCAACCCTGCCGGGGAGGACTTCCTGCGGTGGGAGCCCCACCTCTACGCAGGCGACAAGAAGCGTCGCGGGAGCATCCGCGATCGCGTGAAGAACTGGGCGGACCACGTCCTCTTCTTGGCCTACGACGTTCACGTCAAGGACGGCAAGGGCCAAGGCTCCGGCACCCGTTCGATCTACACGACCGAACTCCCGACCCACATCGCGAAGTCGCGGACTGCTCCGATGGTCTGCGACTTCGACCTGGACGACCCCGCTGCCATCTGGCGGCACCTCAACATCATCACCAACTAGCCACAAGGAAACGGCCATGCTGAAACGAGAAGGAACCTTTCGTGTCACCCCCAAGTCCTGGACCCTCGAGGAGTACGACAGCGGCAGCGCCGCGATCGCCTACGAGTTGGAGGTCGTCCAGCAGTACCACGTCGACGAGGGCGGGGTCTGGTCCGAGGTCTGGCCCGACGGCTACACGACCTATCACCGCGCGTTCATCGTCAGGAAGGACGGGAGCCTGAACGATGCGACGATCAAGCGCCTCGTCGCCGCCGGACTTTGGGACGGCGACTGGACCGCGCTCGAGGGTCCGCCGCCCTCGGGCCGTTGCATCGTCACGGTGAAGGAGGAAGAGTACAACGGGCGCGTCAGCTACAAGGCCGACTGGCCTCAAGCCGACACCGACAGCCCGAAGGTCAGCGGGGGAGGATTCAAGCCCGCCGACCCCAACCTCCTCGCGCAGATGCGTCAGCGATTCGGTTCGGCTACTAAGGCCATCGTCGGCAAGCCTGCCACGCCTGGTCGCCCGACTCCCCCGCCGCCGTCCGGCAGTCAGGCGGCAGGGCTGGACGAGAACGAGGTCCCGTTCTAGGATCTGGTCCTCCTCCCTTCGGGGCCGCTACCTCTTCGCTCTCTCTGAGGTAGCGGCCCCACCTTCTACGATGGCGACCGCCACGCGCATCATCATCGACACTCGCGAGCAGACGCCGTGGACGTTCGACGGCATCGCGGGTATCGCGACCGAGCGCCGCAAGCTCGAGAGCGGCGACTACTCCGTCGCAGGGCTCGAGACTCGCGTGGCGATCGAGCGCAAGAGCCTCGACGACTGGATCGGCACCGTCCTGCACCACCGCCGCCGGTTCTACCGCGAACTGGACCGCCTGCGCTCCTACGATTTCCGAGCGGTCGTCATCGAGGCGAGCGTGCGCGACTTCCACGCCAAGCGCGTGACCGATCGCGTCGCTGCGAACTCCCTGCTCGGCTTCGTCGCCGAAGTCACCGTGGCTCAATCCGTCCCCGTCTACCTCGCGGGGACTCGCGCCGAGGCGCAGCTCATGGCCGGGACGCTGCTCAAGATGGCCGCGAAGAAGTACCGCACACCGAGCGACTCCGAGTAGCCGCTCGGCTACGATCGACCGACCGCTGGCAACCGCCAGCAACTACAACCTGGAGGAGATCATGCCCACCGTATTGAGCGGGAACGTCACCCGCGTCTTTTACTCGAACGCGGACACCGGCTGGATGGCCGGAAAACTCCGCACCGATGCCGCGCCGAACGAGGTGAGCTTCGCGGGCAAGGTGTTCGCCGAGGTTGGCGACACCGTAGAGCTGACCGGCACTTGGACGCAGCACCCCAAGTACGGCACGCAGTTCGAGGCCGAGACGGGCCTGGTGAGGATGGACGAGTCGCCGGAGGCGCTGATCCATCTGATCGCAAGCCGCGACGAGTTCTCCGGCATCGGAGCGAAGCGAGCCGAGAAGATCGTGACGACGGCGCTCACGCTTTCCCGTGACGGCGATCTAGGCAAGGCGCTCGAGGACTGGTCCGCCGAGATTGCCCAGCGCGCCAAGGTTCCGCGCAAGGTGGTCGTCAAGGCTGCCGAAGAGTGGCAGGCTCGGCGCTCGGCCTACTCGGCGCTCGCCAAGGTCGTCGAACTCGGATGGTCGTCATCGCAGGCGCAGACCATCGTGGACGAGCTCGGCGAGAACGCCGCCGCGATCGTCCGCGCCGACCCCTACCTGCTCATCGGAAGGGTGCCGCGCTTCGGCTTCCGCACTGTCGACGCCGTTGCGCTCGGATCTGGTCGCGACGCGACGAGCCCGGAGAGGTTCACCGCTGGCCTCGCCTACTGCCTCGACCGGATCGCGACCCAGGGGCACACCTGGACTCGGCGCGAGGATCTGATCCACGAGGCTACGCAGGAACTCCGGCCCGACACCCTCGAGGCCGAGGCGCTGATCCTCGACTCGATCGACGAGATGATCCGCCTCGGGGCGATCGTCGAGCACTCGACCTCCGAGGGTGAGGTGATCGCCGACGCGAAGCTGGCGCAAGTCGAGCTCGAAGTCATGCGACGCCTGACCTCGGATCTCGCGGAGCCCGCAGGCGATCGGCTCGATCTCGCAAGCCCGCTCGCCGCGAGCAAGATCGCGACCCTGAACGAAGGGCAGCGCCGTGCGCTTGAGGGCATCGCCGCCCACCGCGTCGCGGTGATGTCCGGTGGCGCGGGTGTCGGCAAGACCTACACCACCGACGCCATCTGCACCGCCGCCGAGGCGAACGGACTCCGGGTGGCCCTCTGCGCTCCGACCGGCAAGGCTGCCCGCCGCCTGATGACCAGCTCGGGGCGCGAGGCGTCAACGATCCACCGCCTCCTCGAGCCGCTGTACCAGGACCACACCGGCGGCTTTGCTTTCGGGCGCAACGAGGACAAGCCGCTCGAGGCCGATCTCGTCGTGGTGGACGAGGTGTCGATGGTGGATGTCCGCCTCATGTCCGCGCTTCTCGCGGCCCTCCCCGATGGCTGCCGTTTGCTCCTCGTCGGCGACCATCATCAGATTCCGAGCGTGGGCCCGGGTGCGATCCTCCGCGACCTCCTTGCGATGCGCTCGCGCTTCCCCGAGGCGATCCACGTCCTCGACGAGGTGGTGCGCCAGGCGGGCGAGCTCGAGCGCAACACCAGCGCGATCCTCGACGGCGTGGTGGCGAAGAAGCCGAGCCCCGCTTGGGCGATCGTCACCGACTCGGACGATGAGCGCACCGCCGAGGCGTGCGTGGCGCAGGTTGCCGCGATGCTCTCCGATGAGTTCGCCGACTGCTTCGGTCGCCGCTTGGATCCTGCGTGGGATGTCCAGGTCCTCGCCCCGATGAAGAAAGGCCCGCTCGGCGTCGTCGCGCTCAACACGCGACTCCAGGCGCTCCGCCAGCGGATGCTCGGGAACCTACCGCCGCCCCCTCCGGAGCCGGGCAAGATGCCGAAGCCCGTCGTCGGGGATCGGATCATCTGGACGAAGAACGACTACAAGCTCGAGCTGCACAACGGCACGCAAGCCATCGTGACTAAGATCGAGCGGAACGGGACGATGGAGCTCCTGCTCGAGGACGGGCGCGAGGTCCAAGTCAAGCCCGGCGATCGGAAGAACGTCGAGCTGGCCTACGCGCTGACGATCCATCGCGCCCAAGGCTCCGAGTGGCCGGTGGTGATCGTCGCGATCAGCCGATCGCACTACATCATGGCCGACCGTTCGCTGCTCTACACGGCAGCCTCGCGGGCGGCGCTGTCGCTGACCATCATGGGCGACCCGAAGGGAATCCACGCTTTCGCATCGCAGCGCCGTGCGTCTGCGCGGCAGACCTTCGGTAGACTGATGGGACAAGGATGGAGGGAGCGCAACGCATGAAGGCACAACACGGGACCCGCAGCGTCTACGACGAGATCCGCGCGCGCGTGGAGGCGCGCGACCTGATCGACCGCCTCGGCCTCGAGGTGGTCCGCGAACTTGGAGCCGAGGCGGCCTGTCGCCCGCTCTGCCATGAGTCCAGCAGCGGCGAGTCGTTGCACGTCAACCTCCACACGGGCAAGTGGATGTGCCGGGCGTGCCAGCCCGAGGGCATCTACGGCGACCTGATCCAGCTCGTCGAGCACGTCCGTAGCGGTGGCCGTGCTCCGACGCATGGCAAGGCGCAAGGCGACTCGGCGGGGCATCGCGAGGCTATCGACTGGCTTGCCCAGGAGTACGGCATCGCTCTGCCCGAGGCGACGCGCCGTGAGGATCCCGGCCTCGAGGTCGTCCACCTTGTCGCGATGCACGCGCACGAGTACCTCTTGGCGAATCCCGAGGTGCTCGAATGGATCGAGGAGAAGTGGGGCTTCGACCGCGACCTTGTGGAGAGCTACGCGATCGGGTTCCTCCCGGTGCCGCTGCCCGCCGCGCTCGCGCTCGAGGCCGAGCGGCGAGAGTCGCGGCAGGCGTTCGCCGCCTCGGGAATCGGCTTCTACTCTGGCAACGAGTTCGTCACGCGCTTCGCCGGTCGCGTGACGTTCCCGTATCTCGAGGCTGGCCGAGCTGTCTACCTCATCGGGCGATCAACGCTCTGGACGCCGCGCCTCGATGATGGGCGAGAGCCGCCGAAGTACCACAAGCTCACGGTTCACTCGGACAAGCGTCAGTGGATCTCGCCGAAGATCACGAACTCGCACCTCTACAACGAGCCGATCCTCCGCTCGGCGAATACCGTCGTCGTGGCCGAGGGCGTCGCCGATGCTGTGGCGCTGTCCTCGCTCGGGGTTCCGGTCGTGTCGCCGGTGACGATCTCGTTCAGCGCCTCCGACCTCGACCGCTTCGTTGGCAAGGTCCGCGAGAACGGGATCAGCCGAGTGGAGATCCTCTTCGATGACGAGCTGTCCGGGAGCGGCAACGCTGGAGCACGACGAACGGCGCTCAAGCTCTGCGA